GCAAGGCAGCGAGTAATTTCCTCGCTGTCAAGTACGGCTGGCTTCCCTTGCTAAAGGATGTGAATGACGGATCGGCCTTCCTTGCCCATAACTTTAACTCGCCGCGCGTTTTCCGCGTGGTAGTTACTCGTTCTTTGGGCGCGAAGGGGGATTCCTCTTACGACTTTCCTTATGTCGGTCTTAATGGTGGTTCTTCCATCATGGCCAACATGGAAAGGAAAGAATCTAAGAGGATAGTTGCATACTTAACAGAGGTTAATGTAGCTCAGCTTTCTGGGTTGCAAGATCCTCTATCGATTGCTTGGGAACTAGTTCCTTACAGTTTCGTTATCGACTGGTTTATTCCGGTCGGTAACTGGCTGTCGGCACGAGGTCTTTCGCATTCGATCAGCGGCACGTTTGTTACGTCCTACGTTCATAAGGAGCGTCTCAATTACCTTTGGCTTAATACGCCTGGTACTTGGGGCTACTCTCTTGATCGTCGGATAGAGCGTGGTGCTTGGTCTCGTTGGTACTTCGACAGAAGTGTTTCTACTTCTCTCCCCGTCCCTACACGACCATTGGTTAAACCCCTTTCTTCTATTTCGAATTGGGGTCGTGCTGCTTCAGCCTTAGCGCTGTTAGTTAACCTTAAGAGGTAGCGCTTAGTTTAGAACGGAGAATCATATGGCAGCAATTGCCGACATTGTGATCGCCGACGGTGAAGCTACCCCGGTGAACCACACCTTCAAGCCAATCTACGTTCGCAATGAAGATGGCGCTCAAGTCGCGTTCTATCGCGAGAGCATGACCGGTGTTCCGGTCGATGCTCAGCCCACCCTCAAGCTGACGCAGAAAAAGCTCCCGAAAGGAGGGGTTTATCGCCTCTCGGCTCGGGTCGAAGTCCCTGTGATGGAGAGCGTTTCTGGCCAGAATTCGGCCGGTTACACCGCAGCTCCGAAGGTCGCCTACACGGTGACCGCCGAAGCTGTGATCTACTCTCCTGAGCGTTCAACTGCTCAGCAGCGGAAGAATGATCGCGCCCTCCTCTGGAATTTGCTCGCCAATTCGGCTTGCATCTCCCTGTTGGATGACGTGATCTCCCCGACTTAATCGTCGGTTTACCCAGCTATTCCCTCTATGAGGTGCGAAATGAAAGAATCATTAGCAAGTTGGGATTCACGCTACACACAGGCGAAAACGAATGAAATCCTTTTGGAAATCGCTTCGGTCCTCGCTCGTCGTCTCCCAGAAGGGTCTCACAGAGAACGGATTTCTGGCCTTTGTCGTACTGGCCATATTCGCGATCTATGTGATCTTCAGGTTGATTACAGCGATCCCAGAGACGTCTGCACCATCGTCCGACAAATCCGCGCTCTTTTCGAGAAGCGCAGAGACCTCGAGCTTGGTGTAGACACTTCCTCTGTGGCCATAGATACTTTTATGGCTACCGAAGCTCTCTGTCAGGCAACCAATGATATCTTCAGGAAACGCAGCCAGGGCTCATTCTCCTTCGAGCCCTCCGTTGAGCTGGTACTTTACCACGCACAGCGTAAAATAGCTGAGATTCTTGACGATGTCCCTAGGTTGTCTGATTTGAGAGTTCGCTTCGGCCCCGGTGCTACATCGGGTACGAAAAAGAAAAATGCGGCGCCGCGCGTTAAGCTCGGAACGCCGTTTTCTTGTAGTCGTGACCTCGCTCCCTACATTGATGCAGTGTTGGGTGAGTGCCCTGGTTGGATTCCTTTCACGGATGAAGATCAGGTGTCAGTTCCTGTCGAAATCGATATCGGCAGGGTCGTCACAGTCCCTAAGAGCTGGAAGACTGATAGAGCGATTTGCGTTGAACCCGTACTGAACGGATTTGTCCAGAACGGGTTAGGCGACTATATCGCTCACAGACTTAAACTCTTTGGTATTGATATCTCTGACCAATCTCGCAATCAACAACTTGCGATGCTGGGCTCGATATCAGGAGAGTTAGCAACTCTCGACCTTAGTAGTGCATCAGACTGTATCTCAACCTCTCTAATTTGGGACCTCCTCTCTCCGGATTGGGCAGAAAGCCTTTCGGCTTGCCGCACTTCCAGGGTCGAGATCGTCTCAAAAGAGGGTCGAATTGAGATGCAGCTCCAGAAGTTCTCTACCATGGGGAATGGTTTCACTTTCCCTCTGGAGACCCTCATCTTTTATGGGCTCGGCTATGGAGTCTTACGACTCCTAGGCCTTAGTCCGAAGAATCTGAGTGTCTATGGAGACGACATCATCATTCCCGTTCAAGGGTATGATCTGATGTCAAAAGTTCTACGTTGCGTCGGGTTTATCCCGAACGCTTCTAAGAGCTTTGCTTCTGGACCGTTCCGCGAAAGCTGCGGAACGGACTACTACTCGGGCTTCAACATACGCCCTATCTACGTAAAAGACTCCCTTTCCGGGGAATCTCTTTTCGTCTTGCACAACGGTTTTCGCCGTCGTTTTGACGATGAGCTCGCAGATATTGTCCTAAGCCATATCCCCACCCATCTCAGGCTTTTCGGCCCTGATGGATACGGAGACGGCTGCCTACTCCCTGCTTTTGGGGTAGACCCTCCTTTGGTGCCTCACGGCAGACAAAGGGGCTGGGGCGGGTACACGTTTGAAGTTTTCACACGGAAGCCAAGGTCTCTCACTAAGCTTACAATGCCTGGTGATCGATACTTGCCCGTCTACTCGATCTACGCTACCGGTTCTTCTGGTGACATAGATTCCGTCAGTCGGGTTCCACCCTTATTCTCTAAGACGAGACTATACGTCCCGTCCCGAGTCTACCTCTCTGAACCAAAAGTTCAGAATTGTAGCTACAAGGGTGATAAGCTTTCTGTCCCGTTACCGGGATCAAACGGTTATCGGCGTATTAAGATCTACACTCTGGGGTTATAGTTTCTAACTCCTAACGAGAGAAATCTCTGGCAGGCCG